TTTAATTTCAACGCCACTTACATTGTCACTTAAAAGTTGTGGGCGAAGATCTGCATATTCAATTGGAGTTTCGTCATAATCAACTTTGCCAGTAAAGAATTCACGAGTACGTTCTTTTGCTTTCATTACAAATTCGCGAGAACTTTTTACGTGATCAGCACCATTGCTTGCATAAGTTTTATCTACAGTACGACCATGAACAAATTTAGTAAATGCTCCAGTCTCGTCACTATCAAACTGACGAACAAGACTTGGAAGATCTGTTACACCTAAACCTGACCAAAATTCAATCTCTTCAATTGTGCCATGAGCAGGAGATGCTTTTTGAATTCTAACAATAGCCTGATTCATTTCAGCTGTATCGCCAAGTTCTTTGGCTTTTGTGTATTCGCCAATACCACGAGTGTAACTATCAAATACTGGAGCAACATCAGCACGAGCAAGATAAGTAGGAACGTCGTCACCAGTTTTAATTGCAGCAGCAAGTTTTTCAGCTTTGCCTGCTGCTTTAGCAGCGACAGAACCACCAAGTGTTAAATAAGTTAATGGGTCTGCAAAGATTTGATAAGCCATATCAATGGCACCAGTACCCAATGAAAATAATTTAGGATTATCTTCTGCTTTAATACCAAGTGCATTGTTTACAAAACGACCAATGTTGCGACCTGGAGATAGTTGTGCTCTAGAAAATTCACCAAGCATAACTTCAAATGCTTCTGGTTCATTAAACATAGAATTAATTGCAGTTAGAATAGCGGTGTCGTTAGGACCCCAAGCATCAATAATTTCTCCTGGAGTATCACCAGCAAGAACGTGCATGGCTACAAAGCTTTCAGCTCCGCCATACTTATTAACTAATTCATCTGATATTGATTCATCGTAAAGAAATTTGCCATCAAAAGATTTATCAAAATTAGCACGAGTCCAAAATGACTCACGATTAATAATTGAATTTTGAAGCATGTTGCCAGCAGTGTTTACTGCTTTGCCGTACTGTGCTCCAGCTGCCATAAGAAAACGAAATGGACTTTTAATTACGTCACCAACAGATAAACCATCATCAAGACCTAAAACTTTTCGGAACGTTTCATTCTGAATAATTGCACCATTGTCTGGTTTGTTTTCATAATCAATGTTGTAGTAAGTCTTTAGTACTTCTTGCATACCAGGTTCAAGTTTTTTAAACTCTTCTCCTGCTTGACTACCACGCATACGCATAAGTTTTTCATGCGTAGTTTTAATGCCTGACCAGTTTTCAATAAGATTTTTTTCTTCACGAGTTAAAGCTGTACGTGCACCTGCAGCATAAAGAGCAGGACTAACGTTTGCAACATTTGCATCTAATTTGCGGATGGCAGCACTAGATGGATCATTAGGAGTATTTCCAAAAGTAGATACAGTTGGAGTTAATTCTGGAGTAAATGCTGCAAAGCTCGGTGATGCTCCATCAAATTCTGGTTGCACTGTCACTAGAAAATGCCTTTACTTTGCATTTCTCGTAATATCATTTCTACTTCGCCTGATGGATCGCTTTGAGATAAACGAGTAAGAATCTGCGTAGGATTAAATGTTCGTGCAGGTAGGTTAAGAATTTCTGGACCAGCACCTTCACCCATTGGGTTACCTGTAGTGACTGGTTCATTTGGCTTTTGAGTAGGATCAAATAATCCAACAACAGGACGTGGAGTAGGAACTGGTTGTGCCTTAGCCATTGGAGCACCAGACATAATTTCTTTAGTTTCTTTGCGATCTCCATAAACATTTGGATCACTATTAACCATATCAGTACGCTGTGACAAAGCACCTGGACCAGATACTGGTTTGGCTTGAGTATTAGTACGTTGTGTACGTGGTCCACCTTGCTGTGCCATAACTAATCCTCTTCTTCTTCCTCGTAATTAAAATCATTTTCTAATGCATGTTGGATTAATCCAGTTACATGCCATATCGGTGACTTATCATCATAAATGGTACTTGCCCACCATTGACCATCACCATCAAAAAATTCTGCTGTAACAAAATACGTAGTGCAAAATGCACCATCTTGATGAAATGTTTTACCATACTCATCAAGTAGATCTTTTAACTTACTTCTAAATAAAGCTAATCGTTCTTCTTCTGTCATGCTCCGCCACCCAGACGAGCTAGAATACTAGCAACATCTGGTGGTGGTCCTGCTGGCTGACCTGCTTGTTGTGGTGGCGCAGGTGGAGCACCCTGTTGCATTCCTTCAGGAGCTTCGGGTTGTTCAGGCATTCCTGGAGCTTCCTCTACTTCGCCTTCTTCTTTCTTAAAAATTTCCATAACGGCATCTTCAATGGAAGTGCCCTTCTTCTTCATGTCAATTACCGTAGCAATCTTTTCAATGATTTCTGAAGGGTCTGCTCCTTGAGCAGCCATCTGTGGAATAGCTTGAGTTAATGCTCCAATAGAACCAGAAAGAGCATCTCGCATTCGTTCAATGTCAATGCGATCTTTTTCAAGACCAACATTCATGCTCCAGGGTAGCTCGCTCATTACAAACTCACGAGATAACAATCCAGCTTGCAACGCCTGTAGCGAGAAGATAAGTGCACGTGATGGGTCAAGTCCAGCCATAACGCCATAGCGAACCTGAATGCTGTAGTCGCTCTTAATATCTTTAGATGGCTTGTAGCTAATTTCGTATGGCGCACCTTGATAAATGCCAGCCATTCTTTTATCTTCGTCAAATAAAGTCTGATCAATGTGGAAACAAAGTTCCATAACCTTTTGGAATGTCTCAGCAAGAATCTGCTGACCAGCCTTTATCTGCGAATCAAAGCCACCAAGAAGTGCTTGAACTCCAGAACCTGTAATAATAGACGCATCAATGTTACCTGATCTTCCCTCTGGGTAGCGAGCACCCATACGCATTTCTTGCTCAAGTAGTTGCTGTTCAGTAAACGCACCAGTAGGTAGCTCAAGAGCTACACGACGTACACCAGCAGGATTGTTTGTGCGGATAACCGAGTCAGGACCAAATGCAAATTCAGATACGTCATTAGGTAGAACAAGTGGAGCTTGTACAGATTTTTCTGCAGCTTCCATAGCCAACATGCTAAAGCGAGCACGAGCAATCTGTGCCCATAGTACGTCATCAAACTGACCACGTGGATCATCTAGATCAAGTCCTGGACGACGAGCAACAATAACAGAAAGCATTCCAATTGGATTCTTAGCTTTGCGAAGAACCAAGTTACCACGCTGAGGTAAGAACAGAACTACCTGATCAGCATCTTCATAACGCATTAGTTCCATATTGGTGTCATAGTCAGTCATGTCACGACCAAGACTTCCAACAATTACGCTTTCGTATTCAGGAAAGTCAACAACTAATTCACGAATAGTCTTAATGTACTTTTTGGTAAAGGATACGCAGCGACCAAAACGATCAAACTCTGGGTAAGAACCCATTGGATTTTCAATGCGGATGTGTGGCATCTTGGCATCAAAATTAGCATCAACAAAGATTGGCAAGAAACCATAGGTCAAGTACCAGTCAGCACCCGTATACATCTGAGTCTGAAGATTAGAAAATTCAACGTAGTTGTTAGCAATAATGGTTCGCTTGTCAGAGAACTTCTTTGCCTTGTCAGAGTTAATACTTGGAGTTGAGCAGTTAAACGAGGGAAGGGGAGCAAGAACTTCAGCAATGTCACGGGCAGCAACATCAACAAAGTTAGCAATCATAGGGCGAGACATTCCCTCTGGGAACATATCTGGATACACGGACTCCATGTTGCCACGGCGAACAGCAGTGATATCTGCCATTCTGTAGTCACGATCAGAGTATCTGCGTGTTAGAGCTAATACCTTATTGGTAACTTGCTCGGTTGATAATGCCATTTAATTTCCTAGTATATACCTGACAATGTTTCCATTGCCATCTCATCAAGGTTTACTACACCTTGCATAGCGACGTTTCTTCTTGTTGCCCACTTGTTATTAGCGTGTGCCGTTCTGAAGTTACTTTGTTGAATTAATTCTTTTGCTCTAATCTCGCAGAACCACAGTGCCATAACACAGTCGGTTGGTCCTTTGGTATCAGCCTTCCAGGTAATTAACTGGTTAACCAAAGCCTTAACATGCTCATTAGAGTTATCGGGAAGCTCAATAAGGTTGTCCCTGTTGAACTTTCCATCACGCATACTACCGAATAGGGATGACATTGCAGCTACACCGAAGTTAACATCCCACTTATTCTTGCTGGTGAAGTGTTCTCTTAGTGCTGTACCACGGCTAGCAAGCCACATTCGCAACTCGTTATCAAGCGAAAAGGCTTTCTGATAAGCGTTAATTTCAATACGTAACTCTTGGGGTTTGTATTCTTCTACCCACTCTTTGATTAAACTATCAATCTTTTGTGGCGTAGATTCAGCCATGTTATGCACATCAAGTACGTACCGTTTGTTAGTCTCTCGGTTAATTGCATAGACAACCATAGCAGTCTTGCCTGACATTGCAGGGTCAAGTCCCATGATAACAAACCAAGAACCCTCTGGTTTTGGGTGACCAGGGGCATTAAAGTTAAGTCTGCCAACCTTACGCATACGGTTGACCGAACCGTTAACAATGGGAAGGGGGAAGATTGCGTCTTCTTCGACATCTTGCTGTTGATAAACAAGTGCCCACGTGGAGGGGCTAACCTCGCTACGACGCTCAAACAGTCGCCTACCGTCCCACTTTACAAAGTGCCCGTTTTCATCGGGTGTAAGCAATTCTGGATCATCAAACTCGTCAGCCCCATCCAGCGGTCTATCAGACCTAGCCCAAAGTGTCTTCCACTTCTCAGGCTTATCGTCAAACTCAAGTACGGCTGGCATGGCAAGATATGTGAAAGGTGACCTACCGCCAGTCCAGTGCTCTGGATTTCTTATTTCTTTATATAGATCTATTGAGGAAACTCTAGTCCCTGCAATCAGAAGCGTCCCAGTCGAACCCACACGGGTAACGACCATCTTCTGCAACCAGTTGAGTTGCTTCTCCCATTCGTGCGCGTTTGTCGTTGAGACAATATCGTCCATGATGATTAGATCCGCACGAGTACCGTAGATCTGTTGTCCAATGCCAAGAGCTTGAACCGTCGGGTCCTTCTCCCCTGACTCTCTTTCGAGATAAATTCTGTCTGCAGTCCATTGGTCTGCCGTCTCCTTATAACCCCCTGGAGGACCATAGACCTGTTGCATCTTAAGCCACGGCTCTTCAGTCATGCGCTGCTTTAGGGAGTACAAGAACTCCTTGGCGCGGGTCTGGGTCTGGGAAATGATAACAATGCGGATATTGGGGTTGAGGGCAATTTTGTACATTGCGTAGTTAACCGTCATTGTGGTTGATTTAGCATGTTCAGGTGGCACATTAAGCAATAGCCTACGGCGGTTACCTGGCTCATACGTCATCGAAGGGTGTTGCCACGTTGGGTCGTGACCCTCAAGAACGTCAATCCAGTTTTGCTGATGAGGGAATACCTCGGTGTTCAAGAACTCTCTGGAGAACGTGGCAAAATCTATTTTATGTTTATTCTCACCTAGTGAGGCAGCAATGGCATCGGATCCAAAGTTGATGGCTTCCTCGACCTG